CAAGTTTCCAGATACGGAAAGCTTGTAAACACTGAAAGGAGGCAACTAACCCCCTCTGCGTTCCCTTTAACTATAGGGAACCCAACCCACTTTGTAGCCCATTACACCGTCTCTCACGGGCACCCCTCTGAAGTCCTGGCCCTCAGGCCATTTCTTCATTTTAACGGGGTTTCTAGGAGACAGGACTACTCCGTATAATGCGGCGGCCAGTTGAATGTCTGGGTCAAACCTAGCAAAGGTGACTTTGAGCCACCTAGCGGGTCTATAGACTTGCACATATCTAATCTGACTGCTGCGCCAGCGGGTTCGCCAATGTTGCTCGTCGTCGTGAATGACGAGGTCGCCGAGGTCTTCTGGACCGCGGCAACGTCGTACATCCGCTGGAATAGCGTCCAAGACGCTAAACCAGCATTTACGTAGACGAGCAGAAACACTAGGATATAGGCGAAAATTTTCAATAATTCGCCGAATCCCATTGGCAAGGGAAATCCACTCTTGCGGTTCACAGGGTAACTCCTTCACAAAGTGTGCCCTTACGGGTTCACCGAGGAAGAAGTCCCCCCCGCAAGATTCCCGAAAAGGTCCAGCTACAAAGGTCTTATCCTGGTTGGGGATAAAACCGCAGAACCTTAACGCCCATATCAAGTCTGAACTAACGCTTGTCGGGACAATTATGTCGTCACCGTAAACGAACAAGTCTTTCCCAGGAGTCAACCAGGGTGCGACTGTTAAAGCGATCGCTGTGAAAAGCGTCGTCTCTAGTTCAAACGTGAAACCGTTACCCATACTCGAAAATTTCTCGAGTACTATACGCTTACCGTTTATTTCTGTTACACGGGAGCGTAGATCAGCTAGCACACTGTGCCAAGCTGGGGTCGCGGCTATCCTGACTAGGGATGTCGCAACGGTATCGCTGGCTGAAGATAAGTCTATCGTACAGAACCCTCCAGTGATGGAGGCTTTGCAGGCGACCTGCCTGTGGAGATTCTGTCCATGATCGAGGTCTATTCCTCGACTCTTTAGACGGGCTCTCATCACTCGGCCGAGGCCGAGCTGAAAGTACCCGTTGATAGAGGGCTCCTTTGCGCAAGATCTACGCGTAAGAGCCGTCTTGGGAACGGTAAAGAACTTATTACCGGGCACGAATTGCTGACCTTCACCTCTTGCTGCGCAAGCAGTCGCCCACTTCGTTCCTGTCCAGGGAACGAGATAGTAAAGGGCAGAGGTAGTCAAGGTTGGAAGTGATGACATTTTATGTGGAACCGTACAACAGTCCACACCGTCAGACAGCGTTGCACCTGGGCCGAAGAAACCATCGAAGGTTTCGGGAGGCCTTTCCCCCACCAACCAAATGAAATTTTCCCGTAGATCGCTGAAAAATTCTGCGATCTCGCTCCGAACAGGGACACCACTAAGTGTGCCAAAGTCGGAGATTTCATTCAGTCTGCGGTTCGTTTCGAAGCACTTCCTTTCGGCGGCCCACCATTTCTCAATGGCGGCGGCCTCGGGATCGATACCGGGAATGGTGAGCTCGACTTTCCGAAGAAAGTCAGTAGCACACGTGTCTCTATAGTACGATTGTGCATCGACGTAAAGGTGTGGATCACAACTCAGATTTACGAGTTGGTCCCACTCCTCGTACCGCAGCATTATCGCCACGGTTAAGGAGCGTGCGCTATCAAGCCCTTCCATAAGGTTGAGGGCTACCTTGTGCATCTCGGACGTCAGAAGGCCCATCGGAATCTCTCCTTTAGGTAGCGGAGAAGCCCGACTTAATGCAGTCCTTAAGCAACGCGGACGCAACTAAGTTGGCTAGTTGTGAACTGGCTTCGTTTACGTCGGCAGCAGCCATAGTCTTAGGCAGCTGCCAGTCGCCAGCGAAAACCATTTTGTCCACAACTGATGTAACTCCGGTGGTGGTGTTGGTCGAGATTTGCGGGTATACGTAAGTCACCCGCATCACTCGCTTCCCACCATTGCTTCCTTCTTTAGCGCTCAGCCTAAGTTCCGGCTGATGGGCGGCTGCGTTTCCGACAGTCTGGCTGCGCCAGATTGCAGGAACGCCGTCGCCCGCGCTTGGAGAGACGCCAGTCCAGACGATGTCTGTAGTGTTGTCGTTCTTCTTAACAGTAATGTTCGCAATCGCGGGCATTATGTTTTCCTTCTTTCTAAGATAAGCTTCCAAGCGGAAGCGGATTGGAGGTAATTCTTACCTGCTTTTTGGCAAGAATTGGGTTAAAAGCGCAATTGCAGTTGCTGCGCGGACAAGTGACAAACGCTTTAATGGCCTCCAAGCTATTTTGTAGCGAGGAAGGCCGAGCGTTCTGCGGAACAGGATCCCATGGCTATCTATCTGGACGTATGATTTTGAATACGTCTTTGTGTAGTTGCAATGGGTAACGACTAGGGTTCGGGCATTCCATGGATTAATTAGCCTAACGCCATCAAGATCGGTCCACTGGTTGATGAAGTTACCAACCGTGGCGAACCAATCGACGACGAAGCTAAATGGAATGAGCTCCCAAGCCCACGCAGCTGGATTTGTCAGACCCAACCGATTTGCGACGTATGCATTATGATCTGTAACCTCGAGTTCACACCCGACTTTGCAGAGCATAATCCCTTCGGAGTACCTAAGATAGGATTCCGAATACGGTTTCTGGTAGTCCCGTAGTTTAAAGGGGACGCCAGTCCGTACTTCGACCATTTTACCGGTCATTGGGGTTTGCAAGATCTGTGTGGCGTGGAATATGTCCTTCACCAAGGGTTCCCACCCGAAGTGAAATTCCAGCCACGCATTGGAGAGGATTTTACCCCTCTCCTTTGCATTACTCCAGCCTCTCGGCTTACGACCAGGTCGGTATACTTTTGGTATGCCAGACCGCGGGTCTAAGCCTAAGGACTTGGCTGCAGTAATAAGATCAAACTTGCGCAAGGCTTTCCCGAAACGGGCAAGCTGGAGCAAACGGGCTGTCATCATTGAAGCCGACTGTGCACGTTCTGCGAAGTTTACGGCGAGCATCGCTTGTTCGTCAAGCTCATTGTAAAACTTATCCAGGCATTTGTTAACTACCTGGGTTTCGAGCGAGGCGTAGGATGCATCCTGTAATGATGTGGGACCAAGCAGTATGTCCCCCTTCGTAGCACTGGCGTTTGCCATGTTTCCAAAGGAGGTGTACAAACCGGTCTTTACCGCACGATCTGTGTGGATATCATCATATGAGTATGGAAGAGGCTTGGTCCACGGTTTCGGTTGACAAGCGCGTACGCGCTTGTTGAAATAGGAGCCGGCCCCGTCAACATTGTTAGAGTTGACGGTATTAGCCTTACAAACCATATGAAAACCTCCGATTCAGCGGTTAACACCCTCTCCTCCGAGCCCAGGTCGGGCATAAAGGAGTTGCTTAGGGTGTGAGCGCAATCAGCGCTCGAACAATCACTCCGATCTAAACTTACTTAAGCCAGAAGCTACGGAAGCGTCCGAAGGACGCCCCGGCTCCATGACCTTTTGGGTCATGGGTGGCTCTGGTTGATCAACCAATACCTCAACATCCTTCTGCCAGTCGATGCCCAGAAGCTGTTCAAGAATATATACTGCGTCACCGTACGTCAGACGACCGTCTGAAACGATGAAGCGTATTGTTTCTAGAATAGACTTCAAGTATTGCTGGTTTACGGATTGGGACATTGCTGATCTCCTAGGTAAG